TTCGCACCAATATCCCGGCTGGGAGAAAGTTATATTTTGCATTTCGATGTTTGATTGTCGAGCAGCTCTCTTCGGTAAGCATATCCGTAACGACAGCATCAAACGGCGAGATAGGATATTCAAAATCGCCATCAGCAGTAAAATACATGATTTGACCAAGATACTCTTCAGGGCCACCGGCTTCGATGATTTCAGATTGAACTTTTGCCGGGTCAAACCGGTGAAGAAATTTGACATCATCCATCTTGAATTGTTTACCCGTCAGTCCTGTCCAGTCATCATAAACAGCAACACGGCCGGTATATTCTTTTTTATTATTTATCTCGATCCGGCAATGTTCAAAAGGGATATTGAAATATTCTGCCGGTAAAGCCATGCCATTATATTTAACCAGAAAAGCAAATCCATTGAAATTTTTAAGGTCTTTTGCTGCTTTACGCATCAATGAATTTGCCCGTTCACCGGAAGTATTAAGAATAGTTTCTGAAAGAATCTGATCTGTAAACCCTGCACCTTCGACAAATTTAACATAAACATCCATGCAGGTACGGCCTGTCCCGGAACTATTTATGATCTCTAAAACTTTCTGTGGATAGTCATTATTCTGACCATAGGCTTTTATTCGTTTTGAAGATATATAAATATTCCGCTCAACTCTTGGTGCTGTCTTTGTCGCGGAGACACGCATTATTTCTTGGTTTTAGAAGTTTTCCTCCCTGGTTTTTTAACAGTTGTTTTTTCATCTGCCGGAATATCAACTTTATCTGCTTCGAGTTTTGCTTTTTCAAGGTTCGGGATTATCACGTTCAATTCCTCGCTTGTCATTAATTCGATAGGATTTTCCGGGCTTGATTTAAAACCTAATTCCAAAGCCTTATTAATTAAAGCTTTTCTTTTTACCGGGTCTTCCTGGGCTATCTTTGTCGGCGGGATTATGATTGGTGCTGCCGGGACAATATGTTTTTCACCCCTTGCCTGTTGTGGCGGTGGCGGGGGTGGAGGCGATGGAACCGGTACCGGTGTTACAAACCCTCCAGGAATACGTGCGAAAAGTACAGCCTTTGCAGGACATTCCCTGAGATGCCATTCTGCAAGTTCATCAGTCAGCGTATCATTCGTGCAAAATTTTTCAGGATGACCAAATGATTCAAGTATTGCACCACGTTTTAATTCATAATTTGCTGTTGCCATAATTGGTATTTTTTTAAATGATTTTACAATTTCTAACACTGCTTCTATATAACAAGTTGAACAGGCTCCATTTATATCTTTTCCAAATAATTCTTTATATACTGCCTTTATCTTCTGTTTCCTTGCCCGTGACCGGTTTTGTTTATTATTCAAGTAATCACGGGCAAAAATCAGAACTTCTTCTACGGGCAACATGGAGCAAGCATCGAATCAAGCGCAGCCCTCGTGGCGGCCAAAGTCCCACCGACAAAATATGTAAGTGGCGGCAATGATTCTTTAAGCTTCTCATGACATCCGGCTGTTAACAACCATCCGCCAAGTGTCTCATCAGAATTTGCATCACGTTCAGCAGCATTAAGCTCTAACCCGAAATCGTATCCGAGGATTTCAAATACCGTCCGTCCTGTCGGAAGGATTCCATCCGGGTCAACTTTATTATAGTTATTTTCCTGGATGATCATAAAACGACTATCCTTTGCATTTTCAATCCAAAGTTTTACTTCAGGGGTATTATCAAAAATGCGGAAGACAAATCCATGATCCCATGTTTTCTGATAAGTCTTCTTGACCATTGTTGTTTTATGCTCGTTAGAATAATTATATCCTTCGACGCAATAAGCATAACATGGCGGGGAAAGTGTTTTCAAAACAAGCTGGGTACAGAGTAATGCATTATTCGGATCAAACGTGCTCAAATCTTTATCAACACAATCAAGATTGATAAAGTATGCCATATCCTTAATACCGGGCACGAGATTCGCACAGTTTTTAAGGATACAATCTACAATATGATTACATCCCATTGTCATATTTACCTCCTATCTTCCAACCATGAAAAGCCGGTCGTCGATAATTTTCATATCAAATGCATCGTTAGCTTCGATACGATTGTAACGACTTCTCGGATCATAGAATGAATTTACATTTTGAAACAACGACGTGCAAGCCATTCCTATGTTCAGATTTGATACAGTTGTATAAACTGCACGGTGCGGGTCGTTCCAGCGAACGCCATTATCTTCATACGTGCGAATAAACTGATCCCATAGCGGTATTGATACCATGCGTATTCCATCCCAGGTTGCAAATTCAAGTCCATTGACCATCAGTTTATAATCCTGGAATGCTGTTCCAAGAGCCTGGAGCTGCCTGCGAAGACGCTGGAAAACAGAACGGGTAACAAGAATAACCTTATCAGGCTGCTGTTCGAGTTCTGCTGGCCCTGCATCAATGAGTGCATTAATTGCATTATACATGAGTAGCGGTGTAGCTACCGTACCCTGAAGAGCATACGTGGCCTGTGCATTACCGGGAAGAGCATTGAGCTGGAGCGGGTTTGCGGCATATACAGCAGCAAGCTGTACCCAGAAACCATCGAGAACATTGAAAAATGCAGGATCAGCACCCGGCGTTAATACACCTACCGGCCATGCTGCTGCGTTTGTATTGCCGAACCATGCATAACGAAGGACTTCTTTAGGCAGGTCTTTAGCGTATATCTCTGCAATAAAGTTGAATATTTCTGTCTTTGTCAGATCGTAAGGATTCGTGCAGTCGATATAACGCCTCATCAATGAATTTTCGATTTCATCAATACACATGTCATTGATAAATTCAAGATATTTCGGTGCCCATGTTTTTTCAACGGCTATTGCTTCGTGGCATTGAGCTACCGGATTACAAGCCTGTGCAGCTTTAAGGATGAGTCCGAAGGTTCCGGGTATGATTCCGATACGTTTATCATTTTTTATCCCGGTTACAAGAGTATGAAACGAACTGAGTTCAGGTGCTTCCAGAACAGCAGTAACGATAAGTTCATTCAGCAACAGTACTTCGTCCGGGCCGAAATGAAGATTATCAAGATTGATTTTGTGGCCGCACTGCGGCGATGTGATTGGCATGGCTATTCTCCTTTATTTTGTGATTTTAATTCTTTTAATTTTCTCATATCAATTTCCCCGACTTTCTCGGCAGCACTGAATTTATGGCGACTTTCGGGATGCCAGGAATTTTTTAGTGCAGTAAGCTCCGTGATCATTGCTTTTGCTTCGGCTTCTTTGGCTTTAAAGTCAGCCTCAGCAGCAACAAGATCAAGTTTTGATTTCTCGGCATCAGCAACCTTTGCTTTTTCAGCATCAAGTTGTTTCTGTAAATCAGCAATCTTTTCATTTGCCAGCTCAAGTTCCGTTTTGGCAGCAGCAGGTTCCTTGATCTCTGAAATAACACCGTTTGCGATAACAATAGTTTTACCATCGGCCATAACAAATGTCCCGTCCGGCGTGGCCTTGTCACCAACAGCCGGTGCGCCGGATTCCTTTTCAAGATTAAATTCCTTCCCATCCTTATCTTTTAAGGTCTGATCTTTGGATGGAAGTCGTGAAAGACCTTTTATCTTTTCTAAGATAGTATCGATCTTTTGTCCAAATGTTTTTACATCATTTTCTGTCATGTTATAATTAATTTTTGGTTTTATAAATGCGTAAGCCTTTACAGGCTCTATAATTTTTGTTGCAAATCCAAGCGAAAGCATATCTTCTGCTGAAAGTTTAGTATCTTCTTTCATATATTCAGCCAACCTTTCTTCAGGTGATTTAGTTTCTTTAACATAGAGGTCAAGCATTTTTTTATTTTCCTGAGCCATATATTCAGCCAATAATAATAAATCATCTGATCTTAAATCATTACCAGAAAGATTTTCTCCCGGAATAAATGGATTATGAATTAATCCATCTGCATTAGACATTATTTCTCTTTCTGATCCTGCAAGAAATACAACTGTTGCTATTGAATAGATTTTACCTTCACCTATTGTTTTAATTTTTTTACCTGAATTAACAAGAAGATCATGAATTGCCCAACCATCATCAACAGAACCACCCGGACTATTTATTCTAACAATTATTTCAGTTGAATCTTTATGCTGATCAATAAAATCTGAAACAAAAGCAGGTGTAATACCACTATAACCAATTTCATCATATATTTTTAAAATAGCAGATCCCATATCTTCCGTTGCCGGTTCAAATAATATATATTCGATATTATTATCTTTAAGCCATTGTTTTGCTTCCGTGACTGTGAATTTATCTTTCGGGAATCTGTATGCCTGGTTTTTTGTAGGGCCGTCTTTATCAGTTTTCAACGGACCGCCATAAATCATTATACCGTTATCAATAGTTTTCAGGACAACTACCTTTTCAAAGTCATCCGGGTTCTGGATACGTGCTGAATGATAATTAGGATAAGGCATAATTAAAAACTATAAGTGTCCCATGCAAGAAATATATTAGGCATCAAAAAATCATCAACTCCCTGATTTGGCAAATCAACAATCCCGTTTATTATTTGATAAAATATAATCATATTTAAAGACCAATTCCCTGACAGTACAATTCAGTACACCGTAACGCCACGCAATAAATAAAAGCATCGAGCTGGTGATCACCAGTATAAGCATTAGATGGCCAGTTATATAAGAAATCCTCCATCGTTATCGTGCCTAGATTTGAATATGCATCACAAACTGTTTCATTCATATCTTTGGATTTTAAAACATAGATACAAAATTACATATATACATAGATAAATAACTATCAGTAATTTGATAGTAAATAAAAAACCCTTCCGGGATGGAAGGGTCGGAATCTATAAATTTTTCAGTATTCCTTCGCCGTGAATAATCAACTGACATCCTTTTTGATCCAGTGCTGATTTCAAATGCCGGAAGTGTATTCTTATTTTCCTGCAAAGCTGTTGATCCAAGTGCGGGTGATTAGTCATATCAACGCCGAAAAGATGTATTTCGGTAGCTTTATAAATCTTCCAGGCAATCTGCACAGCAATAAATGGCGAACAATAAGATTTCTGATAAGCCGGACTATCTAATCTACAAAAACTATCCGGGTAGCCTGGTAAAATATCAATTTTCCTGAAATCCGGTCTTGTATCCCAATTAACAATCTGAGAATAAAATACCTGCGGTTTACATTCATCAATATATTTCAACCTGTCCGGTATAAAATCCTTCCGGGGATTAAGACAAACGACTATATCGGTTTTCACTGCACGCCAAATGTCATTAACACCAATAGATAAATCATATTCTATTGGATTAAATTCTTTTAAAGAGGGGCCGAGCCCCAGGATTCCTATTTTCATTTCTTTGCCAATTTCCATCAATTTCCGGCCTGCCATGTCTGCGGTTTTCGCTCCGTGTCCCGGATGTATCATGCTGTATGTATTCGCTCCCATATATCGAAGCACCGGGAAACTCTTTTAAAATCCTGTCCGATAAACCCTCTCGTTTTATAGCATTCATTGTATGAATACAGGGTGATCCATGATGAACATACGGCGGGTATTGCCGGTAGATATCCACGTTTATAAGCTGAAAATAAGGATGTAAATATTTTGTTGCTGCTTTTCTCCATTCCATCGAATGATTGTTTTTCCCAAAACCCCGGACATCCACGTAATCAAATGCACCTACACCGTAAGTATCCGGCTCCATCATTGCGAGCATTTCCAAAACAGGACTTTTAATCATCACAATATCTGAATCAAACACTAATGCAAAACGTGTCTGTACCATTTCTAATCCCGCTGCCATACCCCGGCCATGTCCAATGTTGTATCTGTAAACTGCTACGGTTGTTATATTGGATGCAAGGTTACATACATACTGGTAACAAGGATTCTGCGGATCTGATCCATCAATAATGATAATCTTTAATAAAGGATGGAATCGACGGACAGATTCAAAAGCTCGCTTCATCAAATCATAGGTATTTGAACAGACAACTACACCGGTTATATCATCAATAATATTCATCTATACTGCTTTCCTGAAAAGTGATTGAGTTTGCCTGCTTCCATAATAAGGCATATATAACCTCGCATCTTCCATGCCAATTAATTGCGTTAATATTCGCCAATCCTGATCCTGTGGCATATTTCTTAACCTGGTATGCCCGGCACCAATCCCATATCTTCCCGGTATTCCTTTAATACCGATAGAAAGATTGCCGTCATTAAATAGATTTACTTTTGTAAGTCTTGACCAAAATATCATATCAATAAATTTCTCATTAATACATCCTGAAAATATTGGTAAGGCGTCAATACTAAAAGCTGTTTGGAAAAGACTTGCATGACCTAAATTAGGATTAGTAAAATATGTCCGGTAATATACATTATAGTAAATCGTATTTCTTTCGCCTGTTGCCTGGAATCCATTCAACCTCGGGACCATCCTGTCCAGGTATACCGGTTTGTAATAGTCATCATCTTCAATGATAAATATTCCTTTGATTTCTTCCCGCTTGTATGTCGTGAATAATGTATTTATTCCCGTTGCGATATTGCGTCCCTGGGTATTTTGATTTGGTTGCCAGGGCGGTGTAGGATATACTTTTATTATTGTCCAGTTCGGACGGTCATCACTGATAGCATCTGTTGTCCGGGGTAAGCAATCATCAACAATTATCCAAACTATCTTACCCGGATAAGTTTGTCGTTTCATGAAATAAGCACAAAGGCTTATCTGATTAGGTCGTCCGCCGGTTGGAGTTATGAGGGCTGTTATCATCTTGTTAATTGCATTGTTGCTCCGCCCTCAGGAAATCTTGCTATAAAGTCGTGCAAATGCGGAACCATTGCGATTTGTAATTGTTCAAAACTTTTATCAATTTCCTTGCGAATCATGATGCCTGTCCAGTTAATACAGTTACGAAGAAAATAAACATTAAACCCTGTGAAGTTAATCAGGTTATATTCATACTCTTCGATCCCCCCCGGTGGCTGGCAATCATGATAAATGATAATATCAAACCGG